GTCACACACGCACCGCACACCAATGCTCGAGCTCACGTCCCACGGGCAAGAGCCGCAATAGACGGCACGGCTACCGCAATGCACGCCGCTGCCCCAACTGCCGCCGCCAATGAGGGCGTGCAAGGCTGTTTGTGACGGCATATAAATTTGACCGTAGCCGGACATAACATTGTACCAATTCCAGGATGCGGCGGTTGGGTCTAAACACAACTCGTTAAGCCATTCCCACACGTTCCCGGCAATATCCATAATATTTTTTACAGAAATTGCATTTTTGATTTTTCCAACGGCGGTTCTTGCGGTGTTGGTTGTTGCGGTCCAACCGTTTGTATTGCTGCCGTCTAATCCCTGGGGGCTTCCCTCTGCTGCAATTAACCACTCTGCAAGGTCCGGTAAACGCTTTCCGACACGGGCAGCCTTTTCATTGGCAATATACCAATTTAACCCCTCTGTACCCGTAATAGGCGTTGCGTTATATACGGATTGTAAGCCGTTCGCTCCATCATCTGACGCAAGGTAAATATCCGCCCACAAACCATTCCCCAGGTATGCCATACCGGACGGGTCGCACTTCGGACGGTGTAAGGCAGTCCATACAGAATTAGGGGCAATGTCCTCACGCACGTTACTTTCCCAACCGCTACCACGCACGCTTCCACTTGTATTTACTTCTCTGCCGTATTCATCCACATTTCTAACAAAACCATAGTGGAAACCGCCAATTTTACGGGTGTTTGTATCGTCCCATTCCACGCCGTCCGGGAATGTGGAATTTTCAGAGATTAAATAAACCTCGTTTGAACTGTCCTTGCCATTGTTGCATAAGTAAATGTAATAATCTTTGCCGTGTGCAAAGCTGCTTGCACCGTCCAGGTTGGCGGTGGAAAGCGTTGTTTCCTCGGTCTGAAAAATGGCATCCCCTACCGCAATAACTGCCCCGGCAAGCACGGTTAATTGTCCGGCTGCGGAATACTGTATAAACGCCTTTTCACTCGCTACAATGTCCGATACGGCGGCCATTTTAGCAACTGTGATTTTCGCCCTCTCGTCCGTCATATTCTCGTCATAAACAAATAATCTTCCCATTATGCTAACTCTCCTTTCATCTGCTCCACTTCCTCTTCTGTAATTCCCAGGCGGTCATAAAATGTAACCTCTGCCGGAATACCGATTGTAGCCGCATCCGCCGCAATAGCCTTTGAAAGTGTTAAAATCGTGTGCTTGGTCTGATTGTTATTTGTGGTTGTTTCGGTATCTGCTGCCGCCGTTCCCTCTGCTGCCGCCGCTTCCTGGTCTGCTTCTGCTGCCTTTTCAACCTCAATATGCTCCACGGTCTTAACGGTTGCGGTCACGTTCCCGGCTTTTACCTTGTCCCCCTCTGTAACCTCGTTTACAAACATAAGGGTAACGCCCTTTCTGTCCTCGGTTTTCTCCAGGATAGGGCAAAAGATGAAATTCTGATTTTCCAACTTCTCAACTGCTGCCAACCAATCTTCTTTCTTCAATCTGCCTTTCTTTACAAGTTTGTAAGTGTTGACTAAATCCGCCTTTGTCTTAATTACTTTTGGAAATCCTACCATTGTTTAATCCTCTCTTTCTTTTTATTGTGCAATAAATGAACCAATATAATTTCCGATATAGCCCAGGTTTGAACCCTCACGCAATGTAATATTCTGCGTTGTCATAAGATTATCGTTTGTAACCTTAAAGGCTTTCGGTGTAACCATAACGCTTTCCAAATCCGCTTCCACGGTGTATTCTCCGGCTTCCGTGACATAAAAGCCCATTTGGCTTTTTGTAACAGTAACCGTCTGCATGGTCCCCGTGGTCTTATTCGTAAGTTTTACCGTTACCGGGCTTGTAATCTGCTCCAATGTGCTAATGATGTAAACCTTAAAGGCAATGTTGTAAACCTTTTCTTTTACATCATCAATCTGTAATTGCAGTTTCCCGGCAATGTCCCCGGAAAGTTCCGTTTGCTTCTCTTTAAACCACTTATTCCATTGTGCTTCCTGGTCCGTCATAAACGCTTGTGTCATTTCGGCGTATTCTTCAATGAAATTTGCATGGTCTTGTTCCATGCTCTTTTTTTCCAGGGCGAACCATGCGTTAAATTGCTTTGTGAACTGTGAAAAATCAAAATCCTCAAACTGTGATGCAATGAAACCGCACAATCCCGTGTCTGCCCTGGTGTCTGTAATATCACTTTGGGATATTGCCACCGCTCCGGCGGCCACGTAAATTTCCGCTAAACATTTTTCCTGGATTGTGTCATTGTTCGTAAGTTCCGGCGGCTGCGGATTGCTTGAATATGCCCCCTCTAAAATAAAAATGCTTGGTTTTCGCTCTGTTTCATCATTCCGCAATATTACACGGTCAATTCTTGGCAATGTACCGCTTGAACCGCTCACGGGCAATTCCAGGACGGTTGTATTATGGATTGTGTGCAAGTTGATGTATGCGTACCCGGTACGGCTTCCGCCGTCCACCTTTACCGCCATACTTTCCCCGTCTGCGGTTACTTGCAAATGTCCATACGCCACACCCTCTTTATAGAATGGGGCTTTGTCCTCGTTCATATCCTGGCCGTTGTATAAGCGGTCTTTATTTACGGAATTGTAAAAAAATCCTCTTACTGCCATTTGCTTTTCCTCTCCTTTCCTAATTGTCCCAATTTATTGTTGTGGGTAGGGCATCCCCAAAAGTAGGAACAACATACATTCCGCCGTATTCGTAAACCTCGCATAGTTCCGTAATGCGTAAATTTAATACCTTGTTCCATTTCGCCTTTTCTACTGTCACAATGTCCCCTAAATCGTAATCCGTGCCATAGATAAAATTAACCTCGGCTTCCACTTCGGCTTCTATGTTCTCAATCACGGCGTTTTCCGCCTTGTACTGCTCCCCACGGATGCGTAACGCTTCCAGGTATTCCGCATTGGTCGAAAAATCATCTTTGTTTATGTCTTTGGCATCCAAAAACTCTTCCCGTAAATCAAACCCCGTTCCGTCGCCTACTGTTACATAAATACGGTCCGCACCGTCCCCGGCCCCACCTACAACAATCTTTGTTTTGGCGGTTTCGTCTGAATAGGTATGCTTTGCACGGTTTAAGTTGTTGTAACTCTCTGAAAAGATTACACGGGGCTTTGTGCCTTGCTTCGTGGTTCTGTCTATGCCTTTATATGTTTCAAAGGTCATTTTCTTACCCTTGAAGTCTGGCACTACCCTAAAGCCCAATTCACAATACCGAGCAATCTTAGAAAGATAGGTTAATACATTCTTATAGGTTGCCTGGAATGTTATTTTGGTTGCATCCCCTATTCCTGGGGCTACTTCCAACAACGGTACTGCTGCCATGCGGTTAATCATATAACGCATAGCATCTTCACACGTTCCGTTAAATGTAAACATTGGACCTGTCAATCTGTCATTGAAATATATAGGCAGAAAATAGCCGTTTCGCACAATCTCATTTACAAGGGTGCTTTCCTCTTCTGTCTGGTCCCCACGGATAACGGCGGCTTCATCCTTGCCCTTTGGTCTTATTACATTACCCGGCTGCAAAAGCCTTATGTTGTCCTCTGTTGCCGGGGCGTGTAACTCAAACGTGCCACACTCGTAATATTTTCTATGCCATTGTAAGGATGTATGGTTTTCAATCGTCCCCAGGCGGTACAAATTGCGGTCATATACAATAATTTCCATGCTCTTACACCCCCAAATATGAAATGCGGTAATATATGGACACGGATAAATAGTTAATGCCGCTTTCTGCATTGTATGTAATGGTGTTTGTGCCGTCCTGCAACTGTATAAAATCTCCGTCCTCGTCCAAATACTGATTTATGATTGTTCCGTACATAGAAACAACCGTGTCCCAATCAATCATTCCGTAACGGTCCTTGTGTTCCTCAATTTCTGCCTGGCTCACACCGTCTAAAAGATATATATTTTTCTTTCCGGTATGCGTGAAAATAACCACATATTGGCCGCTTTGCAATTCAAAATCATTTCCGGCATAACCGACTTTTATATATTTCCCGCTCTCTGAATGGTAAATAGCCGGATTTTTTACAATGCCGTCCGCTCTGAATATTGCAGTTATTCCGATATTGTCCGCACCGTTGTTATTTTCAATTTCCTTTACCAACTCGGCTTCCCGGTGTCCAAATTCCACGCCGTTAATATCAAACCCGTTTTCAAAGTGCCAATCTGATACCCAACTTGCCATTACCACTTCCACATCTGACAGGTCCTTAAAATACGGGTCGGTGCAAATAAGGCTAATTGTATAATCCCTTACAACGCCCGTTGTTGCCCCTGGTGTCACGCTTTCCACTCTGTAAGTGATTGTTTTTATATCCCCGTCCTCGCTATATTCAAGCGTTCCGGTTCTACCCTTTGGAAACACTCTATACAGTAATTCCCGGTTCTTTCTGTAATCTCCGTCAATCTCTGCGGTTATTACAATGTTTCTTTCCTTTGCCGTGCTTCCCTGGTATGTGCTGCCGTCTGTTGTGGTGTTTTCTGATGTGGTAACATTGCAATCATAACCATATATTCCGTCAAGCCCTAATAGGTGGAATGGGTTATTGTCCCAATCCCACCTAAAGGCAATAGAAGCATTTTTATCATTTGTGCAAGTAACTGTAATATCTGCCATAATTTACCCCCTCTGCATTGCAATAACCATTGCACGGGTCTGTATTCTCGTTTGTCTTGCTACTTCATAAGGGGATAGGGCTTTAGGACTTGTAATATTGATTTCCTGGTGGAAACCGCTATTGTTGCCCTTTAGGTTGTCTGCTGCCGTGTTTACCGCCGAACCCGTAAGCGGTGTTACAACTGCCTTTCCGTTTACCATGCTTAAAAGTTCCGGTCCGGCTTCTGCTACCATTGCCGTACCCTCTCTTAATACACCGCCTTTTGCAAGTCTCGGAAGTGAAAGCGTATCAATTTTTGAAAGCGAAACGCCCGGTATCTCATTGATAATTCCAATTACTCCGTTAATCATTCCGATAAACTTATTTACAACGCCCTCTATTGTTGATAAGCAACTGTTGATTGCTGATTTAAAAGCATCCCCAACCGCTGAACCGATAGCCACACCAACATTTACGAAACAACCTTTAATTTTCTCCCATAAATCAGAGAAAAAAGAAGTTACATTGGCAAATGCGTTTTTTATGTTTGTCCATGCGTTATCAAACTGTGTTTTAAACCATGCCGGAACGGATGCAAGGGCGGTTTTTATCTCCGTCCACCTTGCCCCAAACCATGAACCAATTGCAGCGAATACGTTTGTTACAT